ATAACCATCACTTAGATCCTGCTAATCCTAAACTAAGCCGTCGTTGGTTTGAGTTCGATATTGGTTGGATGTGGTTTAAGCTGTTTAGTTACGTAGGATTAGCTAAACTTAGAACATAAAAAAAGCAGCCCGGAGGCTGCTTTTCTTTTACCACTATATTATTGAGCTATGCTCGTAATATTATTTCTTCACGCCGCTATTAACAAATGCGTACATTTTTTCGGCGGTTTCTAGTACTTTATCAAGTCCTGGAAATTCTGGCATACCTACTGTAGTAACAATAGTTCCTGTCTTTTCATCGCGCTTTGCGCTCATTTCCCAACCTTGAAACTTAGTATGAAATTCATCACTGACCATATCTTTGGCCATTGCTAGAATGTCTGTGCGGATTTCGTATCCGTTCTTGTTGAATTTAACTTCTGGTAGCTTTGGTGTTTCAAAATTTGACATAATAATCTCCTGTGTGTTTAATGTCTGTGTTAACATAGATACTTCTTTTTCTCTATGCTACTATTATATATCCTCTTTCTACTTAGATGCAAGGAATTTAGGCATACGTTTCCCCAAATAGTCCATGGCTGCTAGATTACTATCTGTTGCTTCACTAATGAAAGTGGTAATGTTAGGATTATCTAGCTCAATGTCTGCCATAGTCTCTCCGTGCTCGCTATGTATATGGATACCGTGCTTAAGGCACAGATGCTTAATAGCTGTATTCGTGCTTAGGCATACCATGTTGCCTTTTAACTTGCTGTTGATGCGACACCATTGTATTACACGTTTCATCAATAAACTGCCTAAGCCCTGTCCTTGATATTCTTTCAATACAGAAAATGCCAATTCCATTTCGTTGTATAGTGCAATATGTCCTACAGCAATAAATTCTAAATCATCATTCTCTATACAGAAGAGAACGTTGCGAGCATGATCTAGCTCCCACTTGTCGCATAGTGTGTCAATCACTTCGTCACTCAATGGATTAGCAAATCGTAATGTTTTACTATCTCTATCAAGAGACTTTAGGTGTTTTCGATATTTAGAGTATTCACGATCTAATACCCTACGAACAGTTTGATACGACATACTGACGTGCTAAATTATGAGCCGTATACAGCTTTAGCTTCTTCAGTACGTCCTTGACGAGCAAGACTAGCAGCATAACGTGCTTGGCCAAATGCTTCTAAAAATGACCAGATTGAGTTTAAAAATGTTTTCATAGATAAGATTCCTTTTGGGAGTTAAATTGTCGGATGTAATTTTCCAACTGTGCGGCATCGGTAATGCCTTTGGTACTTAGATATTCGTCTAAGCGGCTTTGATAGCTAGATCCTGGGAACATCTCGGATAAACGCTCTAGAATGGCTAGCATACGGTTTGAAAAAGTTTTCATTGTGTTTTCCTGTGTGTTTGTGTAGACTCAGTGTTTCTACTGAGTATTTATGCTGCGCCTGCACAATGCAAAAGAAATCATCAAAAAATTTTAGTTTAAAAGATTACGATAAATAATTAACTATGAAAATAAGAACCCGCTCAATATTACAAGAACTTAACGAGATTGCTTCTAATAGAAATATAGAATCAGTAATTGAAAGCAGAGCTACGAATATCATTGATTCTGCAATCAATCTAATCGAAAGTTTTAAAAATACATATGATGCAGAAACTGCAGGAGAATTAGAACGTCGGTTCTTAAATGCTATCAAAGGACAAGATCCTGCCAAATTTACCCGAGGGGTACGGAAAATAGCCGAATCCAAGAAGGCAAAGAGATTAAACGAGAGTAAAAATGATTAATATTTTTGAAGGTGGCAATGTATTCAAAGGGCCGGATAAACAACCGTTGACCCAGCGTATTGCTACAGGTGATGTAGAAGAAACCATTCTTTACATTGAAAAAATTACAGGCCTAGACTTTACTAAAGAAAAAGATCTAGATGACAAAAAACCAGTCAAATGGCTTGGAACCACTGGCCGTAAAACACACGAAGATGGTACCTTTGAACGCAACAGTTCTGGTGACTTGGACTTGTCAGTTGATGCAAATGAAGTGGAAAAGAAATCGTTTGCTGACAAGTTAATTTCGCAGTTTGGCAAAGAGAACATCAAACTAAGTGGTGATAACGTACACTGGAAGGTGCCTATTAAAGGTGAGCCAGCTAATGGATTCGTACAAGCAGACTTTATGTTCTCAGCTAATCCTAAATTCCAGCAAGGCAGCATGATTGGCGGGTCGGGTGAATACCGAGGAGAACATCGTCATATCTTGTTAAGTTCAATTGCTCGTGCCAAGGGACTCAAGTATAGTCCAAAACACGGACTATTAAATCCGCAGACAGATGAATTGTTGCCCAACGGTAATGATTGGAATCAGATCGCGAAAGATCTGTTAGGTCAAACTGCTACAATTAAAGACATTAAAAGTGTTGATGCTATTCTAAGTTATATCAAAAAATTACCTAATTATGAAGAACTAGTTGCAGGTGCTAGAGAAACACTAGGCAAGCAGGGCATTGAGTTGCCTAAAGCCAACCAGGTTGAAAGTTATCAGCCCGGTACCATTGGCTGGATGCGTCAAATGATCGAGATTGTTAAATGAGAGCATGGGAACTACTAACTGAAGCTGAAGCAGCGCCTGCTCCTAAGAAAGTAGGTCGTGAGTTCAATCACCTAGAAGATTTAGTATTCACCGAACCAAACGGTGCTCATCGTGCTATTAACATACTGAAAGGTCTAGCAAGTCCCGAAACAGAAATCACAATAAAGTGGGACGGCAATCCTACAGTCTATTGGGGACGTGACGATGACGGCACCTTCCGTATGGTTGGTAAGAATAACTGGGGACGTGAAGAAGGCAAGAGTTCCAGCCCAGAAGAATTAAAAAACTTTATTAATTCAAGAGGCAAGGGAGAAGAATGGCGTGCCAAATTTGCTGGAGATATGGCAGACATGTGGCCTGTGTTCGAACAAGCGACCCCAGCAGACTTTATAGGTTATGTCTACGGTGACATCTTATTTCATCCTGGCAAACCATATGCTGGTGCAGACGGCCGCATATCGTTTACTCCTAATCAAACAACATATTCAGTAGCAGGTAACAGTGAAATAGGTAGACAACTGGCAAAAGCCAAAGTGGCTGTTGCTGCTCATAAAGTATTCAGCTACTTCGGTGATAAAAGTGGCGAGGACTTTACTAATCCAGAACAATTTTCTGCCAACCCAGAACTAAAGGTATTCGGCCTAACCAGTGTTAGTCATAGGCCGGCAGTTGGTGCAGAAAATCTTAAGAAAATTGAAGATCTAGCTAAAAATCAACAGACAATTAATAATTTCCTAGCACCTGTTGCTGGAATGGGATATTTACAAGAAACTATCTACACGTTTGTTAATAGTAAGTCAAAGGCCAAACAGCTAGACGACATCAACAGTGAAGCATATTTTGCATGGCTAGGAACCAATCCTACTAGACTAGCTAAAATACAAGCACATAACGAAAAATCCCCAGGCGTACTAGATAAACTATTCGAACTTGTACGTGAAATTATGGCTGCTAAAGACGAAGTGATTCGAGAGCTCGATCAAGCTGAAGGTGATATTGTTGCTAGTACTGGCGGAAAGCCAGGCGGTGAAGGATATGTCGCAGGCGGTACTAAGCTGGTGCCGCGTGATCGCTGGACTCCGTTTAGAGCCGATTAAGCACGATTTTTTCCAATCAGACTAAATACTTTACAAGAACCAAGGTGGTTCTTTACATTGCCGGCCTCTGAGCGAGGTCATTGATTAGGAGAAAATATCATGGCAGATTTAAGTTCATATTACAACACGTATTCCAACGCTGGTGCAGGCGTTGCAGGTTCTATTTTAAGCGCAAATGCTTTCAAACACGCAATCAGCACTTCTGATGCAGGAACAACAATTATTGTTTCAGTAGCAGGTACAAACCTAACTGATGCTAACCTAAGTTCAATCATTGGTTATTTAACAACATCACATGGTTCAAGTGGTTCTGGCGATTCAGCATTTACAGTTGCTGGTGTTGGTACAGTTGACGGTACTCCGTTCGTTAGCGGAACAACTGACACAGTATTTTTGCGTATCCAAGGTACAGGCGATTACACAGCAGCTACAGCTGACATGGAAATTGGCGGTGTAACAGTTTCTACTATCGCAATCTTCAAACCAGCTAAGTAATTTTAGTATTTCCTAGGGATGGGAAGTGGGGCGGTAGTTTAATTACTTCCGCCCTTTTTTAATATACAACTAAGGACCTTATATTATGCCAGATTTATATTCACAGACAATTGTTGGCGACGGCGTCGGTACACGCACAGTGGGCGACAATAATCGCAAATCAGTAGATAGCACAACTTTCGGTACACGTGATCTAGTATTTTTACAGATTGATAACGGCGGACAAAATCTTGAAACAGATTACACAAATCCAAATAGCGATTTCTTCAAAGTAATCCAAGCTCTTCAACAAGCAGTTGAGATTTATGGAGTTGGCATTCCAAACGGTAACGCTCTTACTGTTATTGTTAACAGACAAACAGTTCCTTTTAGCGGAACAGAAGAAAGTAACCCGGGCGGCACGATTCAAGCATTAGAAGACTTGATCAACGCACATCCTGATCTTAGTGGT